GCCGATCATGTCGGCGAGCAGATCGAGCACCGCGGTTTTAGATTTGGCGAACTCTTCCTTACCCATGGCCCGGTACGCTTGCGACTTGGCCTGATAGATCGTCGTTACGCCATCCTCCTCGCAGACGATTGCATAGTCATCGACCGGCACCCGTTTGGCGCCTACCACCTTGGTGATGGTGCAAAAGCCCGCTTTGATCAGTAGGTATTTTCGCAGGTGCATCTCGGTCGGGAACGCGATGTCCCACGGCTCGGGCAACTGCATCCAGCCTTCATGCACCGCCGCCATGTATTGTCGATGGCTGGCGCCGCTGCGCTCCTCCTCCACGATCATGCGATAGGCGTGGCCCGACGTGAACGTGCGCTCGGCCAGTCGCGAGAACCTGTCGATCGGCTCCATCGCCTGACCGTTCCATGTGAAGTAGATCGGCGGGGGCGCGGTCATTCGTCGGTTTTCTCGTATGCCGTCATCGCCGCCTGCAGGCTTTTGACGAAAACATCCAGATCGATTTCATAGTGCTTGAGCATCCAGCAAATCTGGAATGTGAGCACGGTCAGCACGTCGTTGCCAAAGGCAGACGGCTTGAGGCCCGCCATGCGGTATAGCTCCATGCTGTCGTTCCACCACACGAAGTGCTTGTCTTTGATGCGGTCGAGCAGATCATTGCGCAGGGAACTGCGGATGATCGGTATGCTGTCGTTCATGCTGCCACCCTCTGTCCGTAGGCACGCACGCGCGCGACCATGGCCTGTAGTTCGTCATTGAAGCGGGCAAGTTCGTCCATCAGCATATCGATGTACTTTTCGTCACGATCGAGCCGCCGCACGAACATCGGCATACCCGGCCAGTAGACGCAGAGATCAACCCATTGGCGGCCGCTGACCAGCAGCACGCCCTGACACTGGGCCATATGTTCCGGTGGAAACCATTTTTGGTCTTTCGCGCCGGCATCGTGCGTTGCAATAAGCAGTTCCGGCTTTTGCGTTTTCAGTTCGAGCACCCCGTCATCGCCTAGGAGGGCATCCGGGCTGCAGCCGACATAGGCGCGGCGCATAAAGCCCACCAGCGTCGGCCTGGTAGGGTTCCAGCCAAAAACGTAGTTGGCGCGGGCCTCGTCTTCCATTCGGTTGCCGCGTTCCATTTCGGGTGATTTGAATATCTCGGCCGGCTGGCCGGTGATGATCTCGCCGGCAAGGCGGCGCATGTAGGCCCCACGCACCTTGCCCTCGCCCTTGGCCTGCACATCCTTGAAGCACGACGCGGTTGGAATGCCCAACCGCGCCTGAAACCATTCCGGTGACCCCTGCTCGCAGTCGATAATCTCCACCGTCATTGGGTTTTCCACTTAGCTGCGCCCGGTGATTTCGGCCATGCGATGATCTTCTGCTGCAGCGTTTCGTATTTGGACACGGGCACCTCGGCTAGGGTATCGTGGCCGATCGACTTGACCAGCAGTTCGATCCATTCTTGTTGAAAGTCAGGATCGCAGTATTCGCGCGCCTTCTCCCACACGTATTCCATCTGGTCGGCGTTGAGCAGTTCGCCCGTGCTTTGCTTACGGCCTGCGGCGTTGCCGTCGTCATCCTCCACCGCCAGATTGAAGATGCCCAGCAGCAGATAGCGGCGGCCATAGCTATAAGCCGAGCCGGTGGCGTGGGTGCGGGTCATCACGTCGTTGCCACGGGCGCCTTTGCCATCGGACGGCAGATCGATGTGGAAGGTGCGCTTGTAGCCGCCCTCATGCGACAGGAAGGCCAGCACGCGCATCCAGCCATCGCCGAGGCTGGGATCGGCTAGGCCGGTGTCGAATTCGATGACGATCCCGCGCTTGGAGTAGATCGGACGCACCGCCTGGATCACGGCCGCCAATGTGGCGTATTTCGATTTGGTGCTCGGGTTGCTGGCATCCTTGGCCACCGGCTCCAACTCCTGCTCCACCAGGGAGCGCACCCGGATGTATTCCTGTTCGGCGAGGTCGGCCTCGATCTCGCGCTTGAGGGCGTAGATTTCCCGCACGCGCTCCATTGGCATCGCGGTATCACGCAGTGCGCGCTCGAATACGTGCAGGATCGGCGGCCCCTCCTGCTTGGGCGGCACAGTGGCTAGGCGTTGGGCTTCGATGGTCATCTGATCCTCTTGCGACAGTGGGAAGGTGACGGTTTTCATCGCTTCGTCCTCTTGCGGGGGCTGGCGGCTTCGCGCAGCGCAGCCTTGACCGCGGCCATGAGTTCCTCGGCCTGCGATTTGATCTGGTGGTCGATGTATTTTTTGTAGCCGTCGCCGACCGACCAGAAGTTGCTGCAATGCTCGATCGCCTCGACCATCCCGGTACGGCATGCTTCGCGGATCATGGGCCGCAGCATGTGTTCGCGGACGCGGATCGGCTTGGGCGGCTTTACCTTGTGCGGCCGCCCGCGGCGCTTTGCCTTTTTCATAGCGGTATGTCGTCGTTCATGCCGTCGACGGCGCCGCCGCCCATGCCGGTGAGGTTCTCGCCCTTGTAGACGAGCTTACCGCGGGCCGGGTTAAGCAGCCGTTTGCGCTGGGCGACCAGCTTCTGCAGTTCGTTGGCGGCGCGAAACAGCTTGCGCTGCCACCGCTCGATCGCCTCGGCATTGGCGGCGAGCTTGCCTTGGCGGCTCTCGATCCGCATGTCGATGCGCTCGGGATCGTAGTCGGTCATGACCAATCCCCCATTGCGCGCGGGATCATCCAGTAGCTTTCATGCGTGTGCATGGGCTTCATTTTGTCGGCGCGCAGGCCGTCGCGGCAAAACCAAATCCAGCCGCACCAGTAGAGAATGCCCATCACTCTCCCCCATCCCATTCCATCGTGCATTCCTTGCATTCCCAGGTTTTGTGACCGAGGGGGGTGGTGATCAGGAAGAGCGGAAGCCGCTCGCCGCAGCAGTCGCAGTTGCCAAAGCCGGTATTGTCGTCGTGGGCTTGCCACGCGAGCCGGATTTGGAGGGCGCGGAAGTGTTGTTTGGGGGTCATCGTGTCCTCCATCCCACGAAGCCGATCGGACGGCGGCAGAACGATGCGAAGATGTATCGCGTGCGCCATCCGCTGCCTTTGCGGATATAGATGCCGATGCCGATGGTGCCGGGATAGCGAAGGAACTGAACGCGGAAGTGTTGTTTGGGGGTCATGGCATCCGTGCCTTTGCTAAACGCTCGATTTCGGCTTGGGTACGGGTGCCAGCGATGAAGAATTCGTTTTCCTTGCCATTCATGGTCTTGCCGTCCTGCCATGTCAGGCCGATGCAATGGTCGTTGTCATCGAATACGACCAGCCAGTTGTCCCGGCCTTTGCCTTTGATTACCCGGTAACCTTCGTTTACCCAGTGCACGGTCTTGCCGGCTTTGACTGCGGCCTTGATCTGTTCGAGCGTCATTTGCTTGGCTCCTCGTTGGCGATGACCCTGTATGTCACAAGCTGTGACACTTTGTCAACAGGGAACACCAACTATTTTTACCGGCGCGGCGTGCGTCACCACCGCGCCGGGCAACAGTTGCGGGAGCCTTACGGCGGCGCTATATATCACAACTTGAAAACATCCACAGGATGTGGCAATGCGTAAACGCATGTTGGTTGTGTCGAACTCAGTGCAGGCGATCGGCGCGCTCGGCGGTACTCGCGACGTGGCTGCGCTGTTCAATCCCCCGCTGAATTACCGCGTCGTCCACAACTGGCTAGACCCCAAGCGCGGCCTGCCGCCCCACAGCTATCATGTGCTGGCGCCGGCTCTGATCCAAAAGGGCTTTTCGTTCCATCCATTCCTGTTCGGGCAACTGCTGCCGCGAGAGCGGCGCCGTCGAAGGCCGCGCCAGGGCGATCAACCATCCACCGAGCAAAGGAGCCAGCATGGCTGACCGATTGCACGACCTCGTCGTGGGCCTGCAGCGCATGGCCGAGAGTGCCCGCGCCCGCAGCGATGACCTGCGCTACATCCAGCAGCGCGACACCGACGAGCACCTGCAATGGCTCGACAGCCTGCTGTCCATGGTCGAGAAGGTGCGGGGCGTGCTGATCGAGGAGCGGCAGGCATTCCTGCCGGGACAGCGCGAGCGGCCGGCGCAATTGCCCAAGGAAGCCCCGCAGAAGCCGTACAGCGTCGATCAGATGCCGCGGGTGGTCAAGCAAGGGCCGAAGGAAGCCGCCGGGTGAATACCGGCCCGACCTTTGTCCTAACCTTGGTTGCCCAGCCCGGCGACAATGCCATCCCCGGGCTGCGCTGGTTGCTCAAGGCGGCATGGCGCCGGTTCGGCCTGCGCTGCGTCGATGCGCGCGAGATCAGGGCAGACCAAGCAAGCTCCGCAGCCCGTGATATTTCTCTTCGCTCAGTTCCTTGCGACCGCGCAGGTGATCCAACTCGGCCAGCATGCACTCGCGATCCAACTCAAGGCTTTTGTCATAGAGCTTGACTGAGAGGATGCGCCCGCGGGCACCATATTTTGTGACGATCGGATTGAGCCGCCCCAGCATATGGTTGCGCTGCAATGGAATGTGCTTGCGGACAGCCTGCCGATTGCGCTTGCCATTGCTGCCGTAAACCAAGCGGGCAAGGTCATCGACCAAGAACACCCGGTGCGGCTCGTCGGTGAACAACTCGGCGACGCGGGTCAGGCTCCAGCGCGCGGTCTGCAATTGAGTTTTGCGGCCATCGGCGGCGACGATCCAGGGTGGCGGCGTAACGGTGCGTTTTTTGGGGACTGCGTTGTCCGTCATGGTCAGCCCCCTGCGTATTCTTTGAGGGAACTGCGCACCCGGTTGAGCCGCACCATGGCGTCGCGATCCCCATCCAGCTTGTCGGGATGCAACTCCTTGGCCAGCACCTTGTAGCCGATGTCGATCAGGCGCAGCGCCAGCTTGTGGTCGGCGTCGCGCTCCTGCTGGCGGGTCAGGCTTTCCGCCAAGGCCAGGCGGCGGGCATCCTCGGCGGCTTTCGAGATCGTGTCCTTGACCGCATCGTGCCAGCCAGCCTTGCGCACGACCTTGCCATAGGTCGGATCGCCGCCATCCTTGCGCATGAAATCGCTGAAGCTATCGTATCGACCGTTTTCCCCATCTGCGGTAGCGCGGGCATATCGCATGTAACGTCTTGCGTGTACTGCCGATAGCTTGAAGTTACGGGTCAGCCAGATACCGAATTCGCCGTGCGTCATCTGCACCTTGGCTTCCATCATTTTCTCGCCGGCGGCGCGGTAGTACGGCGTTCCAGCTTGCTCGGCAGCTTTGGCTCCTTGGCTAAGGTCTTCTTTTATCAATGGAACAAGGACGCGCGGCGGGCGCAACACGGCGCCGCCGGGTTGCTGCGTAGCGATATCTGCCATGATAGCATTCTCCGTTGGAGGTATCCCATCATTGCTGTCCCGCGAATGGTGTCAAGCCACTACATCTGGTAGGTTTTTCCTTGTCCACAGCTAGTGACATTTGGTCGTTGCCAGCCAGTGTGAACAGGTTCACCTTGGTCGCTTCGTCTGGGCAGGAGGCGACCAGTCATGAACATCCTCGATGAGCTTGTGGCCAAGGGCGTGGCCGGCGACGTGATCGTGGCCGTAGCGCAATTGATCGCTGACGCGAAGCTAACCCAAGACCGCAGAGCCAAAAATGCTGAGCGCATGAAGGCTGTGCGCACACATGCGCCCACATCGATGCACACGGAAACACAGCAATCGGCATGTGTAAGTAAGAAGAAGAAAGTAAGGAAGGTAAAACACACACTTCCCGAAAATTGGACGCTGTCCGAGAAAGACCGCGCTTACGCGCGGATGAAGGGGTGGGCCGACGATCGGATCGACGCGGAAGGCGAACGGTTCCGGCTGTACTACCTCGGCAAAGGCGTCC